GAATAATTCAACAAAATTATTTAAATTTCTTGAAAAAGCCAAAAGTAAAAATTCTGGATCATATAAATTTATTGAGAAAGAAGACAATTACTATAATTATATATCACTATTGAGGGATGGCGAGCATTATTTACTATTTGTAGTAAAGGCGCAAACTAAATTTAATGAGTTCCCTAACATAATTACAAATATATAAATATATAAAATATAAGCAAATATCTAATTATATAAAGCAAATAATGCAAATAATAAAAAGATATATTGACCTTTGTGGCGATAATACCAAATATAGCTTCATTGGATTACTATGCGGCGGCATTGGATCTTATTATAATGTTATTGCAAACGAGCATATGACCAGGATGATGGTAGGTGATTTTACAAATGAAAGGTTATATTTATTATTTTATACTAATTTTATATCTATGATAGCGATATCATTGAGAGGCGGGTTATTTGTATATTCGCAAAAGTGTATGAACCATAAATTAAGGTGTATAGTATATAAGAAGATATTGAATCAGCCTTTAAAGTTTTATGAAACAGAGCCTGTGAATGCGCTGCTGGAAAGAGTAAATAATGACGCAAGAATAGTATCTGATATTATATCGTTAAATATTAATGTGTTCTCGCGGTCTTTCATAGAAGTTATAATAACATTTTGGCTATTAACAAATATATCTTGGAAACTTACTGCAATTGCTATAATTTTAATTCCATTCAACTATTTAATATCTTTGTGCTATGAAAAAATTCACAAGAAGATAATGACAAATTACGAAGAATTAAATAAAGAGCTAAATACATATACACACGAAACAATATCTCACATATCTGTTTTGAAAACCTATGCAAATGAACTGCGATCGCAGAATAAATATAATGAGCTATCTAATGAGATTGCCAAATATAATTACAAGGAATGCCTTTTATATGGAAGCAATTTATTAGTAGTTTGCAATATACCTACAATTACTACGATTATTATTATATTATCGGCAAATTATTTAAATACCGTTGAAGGACTAACAATATTTATTCTTCATAATCAGGGGCTATATTCTACTATTAAAACACTTTTTGATATGAAAAACGAGTTCATAAAATGTAAAGAACCTTACAAGCGAATTACATATATATTAGATACTCCAGAATATACCTTAGGATATTATATTCCACCAAGCAATATTTTGTATGGCGACATAGCGTTTAATTCGCTGTCTTTTAAATATGAAAAAGCAGCCGAGCCAATCCTATGCAATTTCAATTTTACGATTAACAGGGGAGATAAGATTGCTATTATTGGAGCTTCAGGATGCGGCAAAAGCACGCTATCAAAATTATTAGTTAATATTTTATCACCTACTAAAGGCGGCATAACAATTGACAATGTTAATATTTGCGATTATGACAGCGTATGGTTAAAGAAAAATATAGGATATGTTGCCCAAGATACTATATTATTCACAGATACGATAGCAAATAATATTTCTTATGGATTAGATAGCGTTAGCGGTGCTACTGAGGGTGATATTATAGAAGCCGCTAAAAATGCAAATGCACACGAGTTTATATCTATGCTGCCTAATAAATACCAGACAAAACTTGAAGGAACTGAATTAAGCTCACTATCGGGTGGACAGAAGCAGCGCATATCAATTGCGCGCGCGCTAATAAGAAAACCGCAAATAATAATATTTGATGAAGCGACATCGGCTCTTGACCCTTACTGTGAAGAACTCGTTCAGCAGACTATTAAAGAATGCTTTAATAATCAAAATAGCACTATGATAATCATAGCACACCGTAGATCTGCATTAGAAATTGCTGACAAAATATATGAATTAAAAGAGTCGCGTCTTGTATTGGCAAACTTATAATGTAAATAAATGTATATATATTAGGATGACAATGAGTATTTATATAGATAATATAGATATTACTAATAGTATTACCAAGAATACCAAGAATAATAAAAACATCATTATAGTTTCTTCTAAAAGCGGCGATAGCAGCGATAGCGGTGATAGCAGCGATAGCGGTGATAGCGGTAATAATGCTAATATACTAATAAAAAATCCATTAGATATATTATTAAAATCAAATGATATTAAAGATTTTATAAGTAATATTCATAAAGGCGATGTGCAATTTAATTTGCAAAAGTTAGACAAGGTGTTTGTAAAAGGGTTTATTTATAGGTTTGTTCAGGGGTTATATGTTTTTAACAAATACAAAAGTATTAAAAAAAAGGAATGCAATATATTATTTTATGCCCCGCAATTAAATAAAGCAGATATTGAAAAGCTATTTAGTATTATTAATTATTCTAATTTATCTCGTAATATTATCAATGAACCGTCTAATATTTTTACACCCGAAAAGTTAGGAGCATATGCTTGTGGTTTGTTTAGGAATACTAAGTATGTTAAAGTTGATATGTATAATCACGGCGATATAAAAAGGATGGGGTTAAGACTTATTGATGCTGTAGGCGGCTCTTCGCGAAATAAGCCGTGTTTTATAGTATTAGATTATAAACCTCCTAATTATAAAAAAACAATATGCCTCGTTGGCAAAGGAGTTACCATAGATACTGGAGGTTATTCTATGAAAAACGGAGATAAAATGGAAAAAATGTATATGGACAAAGAAGGCGCAGCACTATCAATAGGATTATTTAAATATTTAGTAGACAGCAAAGGTAGCAAGAGCAAAAGCCATCATCGCATCGTATGCTTATGTCCTTTAGTTGAAAATATAGTATCAGACATTTCATTAAAACCTAATGATATTATTAAGTCTTACAATGGAACTACAGTGGAGATTGTTAATACCGATGCTGAAGGTAGATTAATACTCGCTGATGCTCTTGCATATGCTTGCAAAAATTATAAACCTGATTATATATTTGATTATGCTACATTAACCAGCTGGTCTGAAAAAATACACTGTCATACGAGTTTCACATTTTTCACATTAAATAATAAATTTGCAGCAGATATTGAAAAATATAATAATGAATATGCTGAAAAAAGTATTAGATTACCTCCGTGGGTTGAATATAGCACTTATATTAAATCTAATATTGCTGATGTTAAAAACTCAGGATACAAATGTATTAACAGCGGGGGTTTAATGGCATCACTATTTTTAATGCATTTTATTCCAGAAAAATATAGAAAAAACTGGATACATTTTGATGTTCGCTTGTCAAGTTATAATAACCCCGTAAATATAGCAGATGGTTTCGCGACCTATTTAGAAATTATAAAAAATATAGAATAGATATTAAATGATATTAAATGATAATGAATACATATTTTGGATTTACAAATTATAACTCTAACCTATTTTTCAAGTTATCAAATGCCTGTTTGAAAGCATCATTATCAAATGCAAAGTTATATACAATATTTTTAGCTTGCCTATTTACATTTACATCATTGATACCCTTGATAAGGCACTCAGCTACTTCAATGCGACTTACATCTTCGTGTTTGAAACCACCACCAGAAATTAGACAAATTCTAACATAATCAATACTTTCTGTATCTTTTTTGTTGTTGTAATGATAAACAGCGTTTGCAATATTCTTACCAACTATATACACTGCATTTTTGAAATCATCTGCAGTGCTTTCACCTCTCGGCCCTACACAGTATATCATTGCTTTATTTGCTTCATTATTATAAGGTGAATTTTTCAAAATATCTACAAAAACATCTCCTGGATATAAGCTATTATTTACAAAGTTATCAAGACGGCTTTCAGAAATATACAGATACATATCCTTAAAATAAGCATTATTTGCAAATTTACCTCCCGCTTTAAATTCATCAAAATGATGCAAAGTTCCCGCCTTATTTGCATTTGAATACTTTGCATTCACTTTCTTCATATAATTGATTCGTGAATTTTTATCAGGAATAATACCTTCATCCTCTTGTAGATTATAACAATCCATATAGCATAATAGATGCATAGCCGTAGATAAATCGTTTAATGTAGTATCGTCATTATCAGTTCTTAATGCGATATTAAATGATTTGTTAATAGCACCGCCTCCTACATATAATTGCTCGTCTCCTGCATTGAGCGAAGCCATAAATGTAGCTGGTTTGTTTTCTACATTTGGATATATATAACATAATTGCTCATAAACAGGAGTAAAAAACCCGTTCTTTTCTTCAAAGGTGTATGCAAATGTTGATTTGTTGGTAGTAGTCATCTTGTAGTTTTTACTTAATACATTTAGTTATTAAGTATAATCAATTTTTATTTTTTATTAAAAAAATATAGAAATATAAAAATATAAAAATATAAAATATATAGAAATATATAGAAATATTACTGTTATGTTATAGTTATGCTATAATTACTTGGCTTTTTTATCCTTTTTCTTTGTTGCAACAGCTTCTTCCTTCACTGCAGCTACTTCCTTCACTGCGGCTACTTCCTTCACTGCAGCTACTTCCTTCACTTCTGTATCAACTGCTACTTCTGTATCTTCTTCTTCTTCTGGAACTGCAGTAGCTGAGCTTGCCGCACCTGTAGCATTTCCTTCTTTTTGTTTTTTCCACAATGTTGCAATCATAGAAAATACTTCAGGGCCAGTTAACTTAGGATTTTCTTCCTTAACGGTTTTAATATTTTCCTTCATAAACTTTTGATATGCATTAAGCTCCTTTTTAGGTTTAGTATCATCGTTATCATTTCCCTTCTTCTTTTCAACACATTTTTTCATAGCATCCTTATAATAATCATCAACTTCCTTTTTAGTATTTAAAGTATCGGGCATAAGCATCATAAGTTCCTTGATTTTAATAGAGAGAGTCATTCTTGTTAGATTTTAATCAATAAATAAAATAAATACAATCATCAATTTTTATATTTTTACCCCATAATTTAATATTTTAATTATGATTTATATAAGAGATATTAAATATAAAAAATATATAACATATACATCATATGCATCATATGCATCATATTACATCTATGGTAGCTGGAACAGCAACTTTATTATTTACTTTCATATTTAAGGATCTTTTTTTGCTTTCTTATCCTTCTTATCTTTCTTCTCTTTCTTCTTATCATCTGCATCTACAGTGATTTCACTAACTTCATCTTCTTTATCCTTCTTCTTATCTTCCTCCTTTGCATTATCTTCCTCCTTTGCATTATCTTCCTCCTTTGCATTATCTTCCTCCTTTGCATTATCTTCCTCCTTTGCATTATCTTCCTCCTTTGCATTATCTTCCTCCTTTGCATTATCTTCCTCCTTCTTATCTTCCTCCTTCTTATCTTCCTCCTTTGCATCTTTAGTCTTCATATCAACCTTATGCTTGTTCCACATATTTGCAAGCAATGTGAAATACTCTTCATTATTCAATCCAGGATTTTCTTCCTTAACCTTAGGGCGATTATCCTTAATATACTGTTGATATGCATTGGGCGCTTTCTTAACTTTCTCAATCTCATTTCCATCGGCGTCAACATCATTCTTTTTAGGGCGCTTCTTGGGCACAGGCTTGACACCGAGTGCCTTACGCGGTGCTTTCCCTTCCTTATTTTCTTTAGTAATTTTTTCCTTAACATCCTTAACAGCCTTCTTGTAATATTCGTCAATTTCCTTCTTAGTATTAAGGATATCCGGCATATTAGCCATAGATTCCTTGATAAGAGTTGCGAAAGTTGTAGCGGACATCTTTGGTTGTTGGTTTGTAGTTGCTTTTGCGTCTTCCTCTATGGGTAGTTCTTACTATAATTTTTAATCAAGTTAATCAATTTTTATATTTTATATTAGATATTAGCACATATTTATTCCAATTCTATATCAAAAAATAAAAAATATTCATAGATATTCATAGATATTCATAGATATTCATAGATATTCATAGATATTCATAGATATTCATAAATATTCATAGATATTCATAGATGTTATAATGAGGTTTTTAGAGAGGCAGTCTCCACCTATCAAACATAGAGGGATAGATTACCGTATTGCAAGTATCATTACTAATAGTAATGACAGTATTAGGAACAGAGGTTGTGGCTGCGGCTGCGGCGGTGGTGGCTGTGGCTGCGGCGGCTGCGGCTGTTTGATTGCGTGTCATCATTGTATTTCTTAAACTAATTTTTAATCAAGTTAATCAATTTTTATGTGAAAGATAATATTTTAGTGCATATTTATTATAATTATATAAATATAATTTAATACTTAATATAATAATGAATAATA